AAGAGTATGCTAAAGAACAATTCATGACCCCAGAGAAGAAAGAGAAGAAACCGGGCATCAAGGCAGAGCCCGAACCGAAAGACAGTAATCATGATGCTGAGATACAACGCATCAGTAACTGGTTCTACAACCCTAACGGTAACGACGAGAGTTTCAACGACATTATTGGCCAGTGGATTGTTGACCTTTGCGAAGTCGACGCCGCCGTTGGTGTCAAGGTCTTTAATAAGAAGGGCGAGTTCAGCCAATTATTCGCTCGTGACGGCGGTAGTTTCTTAAAGAACCCGGACATTTATGGTTATATGGGTGGTCGTGACGAGATAGTATACTCGTATCGTGACTTCAACCCGAACTTGACCATGCCTTACAGCATAAAGATTTATAGCGCAGCGTATGCCGAAACAGCAGCTTATTATCAATACGGATGGACTGGTAATGCGTTACCAGTGCCTTTTGGTCGTAAAGAAATAATGTACATCATGGCAAACCCACGAACCGACAGCATCTACGGACGGTCCCCGCTCGAAGTACTAGAGGATATATTGATTGCGCTAGTTTATGGAGTCGCGTATAATACTGACTTCTACCTTAACGGCAACATGCCCGACGGACTAGTAAACCTCGTAGGAGCTGATGGTGACATCACAAAAGCGTTCCAGGAACGCATGAAGGCTAATTTCAAGACCAGCGACAGTCTACTTGGTAACTCTCGTCGTGTGGGGCACCAGTACCCGGTCTATGGTGGTCCTGATGCTAAATTCGTGCCGTTCCAACTATCAAGCAAAGACATGGAGATTATTGAACAACAAAAATGGTTTACTAAACTAGTATGGAGTGCTTTCGGGGTGACTGCTGAAGAGATGGGTTATAGCGAGGATAGTAACAAGGCGGTCAGTCAGACAATGACTGGCGTTCATAAGCGTAAAGCACTAAAGCCGTTGTTGAAGAAGATAGAGTACATGATTAATAATCAGCTTATGACCGAGCTCGACCCTAGTGGTAAGTACGAGTTTGCGTTCGAGGATTATGACGTGGACGAGGAACTCAAGAAGGCTCAGTTGTATCAGTTACAGATTACTGGTGGTTGGAAGAC